AACTTCTCGGAAAACTTAAAGTACCAACTGTAAAAGCTAAAGAGTTAGATTTTCCTGACTTTATTGATGCACAGTATCATATAGCTACTGCAAGAACATTTTGCAAACGAATTGGTAAAAACTTCTTTTATTTTAAAGCACGTCGTAAAGGACAATCTTATTGGAATGGTTGGTGTGCTACTAACAATGCAGATACCATACCACAGAGTACAACAGCTCAAGTAGCATTTGATATTAAGTATTTGAATACTGGAGAGAAAGCTCTTTTCAATATGACTAAATCTTATGCTAATCATATTTGGGAGAACACTGATTGGGGAAAACATAGATTGAAAGATAATGCAACAGAGCTTTCATTTGGTTATATCGTTAAGGGAGAAACTACTCCACGAGGTTATCTATCAGAATGTTTAGCATTGTCTGCGGGTAATAATCCTGATTGTCTTATCGGAAAGGATTGTATAGAGGTTCAAGTAGAGGAGTTTGGAAAGTTTCCTAACTTTGATGAAATGTATGATGTAACAGTATCTGTTACAGAGAGTGGAGATAGTAAGGTAGGATTTATGACAGGTTGGGGAACAGGTGGTACAAAAGAAGCTAACTGGGTAGCCGCTGAAAATGTTTGCTATAATCCTGATTCTTATGATGCATTAGCTTGTAATAATCTTTGGGACGAAGGTGCTGAAGGTACAGCTTGTTGTTATTTTTATTCACACGTTCACGGACTAGAAGGACATTATGATTATAATGGTAATACAAACTTTGATACTGCTTGGGAATCGCACCTTGTTAAGAAGAAAGCTAAAAGAGCTAATACAAAGACTGAGGCTTCATATATGCGCTGGTGTGGTCAAAGAGCTAATTGTCCAGCAGAAGCATTCTCGCGTGATTCAAATAATATCTTTCCTAGTGAACAGATACAAGCACAACTTCATTTTATTCAGCGTAATAAGCATATTAAAGATGCTAGACGTTGTGGAGTTTATGTACATGGTGGTTTGTATGGTATTCAACTTAAAACTAATGCTGAACTTATATTAGAGGGATTGAAAGTTCATCAACCTGTTGATGAATTTCCTCGTACAGCAGATACAGACCCTCATGGTTGTATAGTAGAATGGGGAGTACCTTTTAGGACGTTTGAGCAGATTGACAATAATACTTTATATACTACGGCAGATGAAGTTCTTAATGCTACATTAAAACGTAGTTCAGTTCCTGATGGACTATATGTTGCATATCAAGACCCTTATGCTGTTGATAAGAATAACAAGTTTATTACAACTAAGGATTCATTAGGTGCGACATATATTTATGAGATGCCTAATAATATTACACCAAGTAGGGGTGGACGTATTGTAGCAAGTTGGATTGGAAGACCTGATTCAATGGATTTCTACAATGAGCAAACGCTTCTTATGCTAGAACGTTGGAATGCTAAGATGATGTTTGAGAATGACAGGGGTGATGTAATTCCTTTTATGCGTAAACATAAAGCACTTCATTGGTTGTTTCCTGAACCTGAGATGCAATTTGCTAAAGACGTTGCTAAGAAAGTAGGACGTGGTTATGGTATGCACATGACTACTCAAAGGATTGAGAAAGGTGCTTTGTACCTTCGTGATAAACTACTTCAAAAGATAGGTGTGAATCCTGTTACAGGAGAAGAAGTGTTCTTTTTATCTACTATATATGACGAAGCACTTCTGAAAGAGTTGCTGAAATGGAATCTATTAGGTAATTTTGACCGTACTTCTGCAATGATTATTGGAGAGTATGTGATACGTGAGGTTGAGCATCGTACAATAACACCTACAAAAGCATACGATTCAAATAGTTTCTTTAATAGACAATTATTCTAAAATATATTATGACAAGTTATTCTAAAACTAAAAAGAGAGATTATAAGTTAAGTAATTACTTGACTACTACGCAGAAAGATGATGACTATTACAAGAACATGGGCGAGTTTTATATTCGTCAGCTTGATGGAACAACAAAGAACAGAACAGAACTTCAAGTTCTTTATGATGCAGCACAAGGAGTATTGGATACAACAGATTATAATTATGTTGTGAATCCACATAATACAATGAACGCACAGTATCAAAGATTTCCTGCTAAACTTCGTAATTACGATATTATTAAACCAATTATTAATACTTGGCTTGGTAAACTTAGTAAGAGATACTTTGGTGCAAATGTTGTTGTAGGTAATAGTGATGCTCAGACAAAGCGTAAAGATGCGCTTAATGAGAAAATGTCTAAAATTGTTGCTCAAGACTTTGTTAATAATCTTAATAACATGGGAGTTCAAACAGGAGTTCCCTCGCAAGAGATACCTCCTTATGATAAAGCAAAGCAGGAGTTTGAAGAGAACTATGACGACAAGCGAGCTAGATTTGGACAACAGGCATTAGATTATATAAAACATTCAGTAGCTTTTGATGAAAAGGTTTTGCAAATGTTTTATGACTTTTGTGTTACAGGGCTTGTTTATACATATAAAGGAGTTCGTAGTAATGATGTTGAATATGATGTTATTGACCCTCGTGAGATTACAGTTATTGGTAAAGGTAATAGTTTGTATGATGAAGATGCCGAAGCAGTTATTCGACAAATGCAAACAACAGGTGTAGAGGTATTTCAAATGTTTCATAAAGAGATTCTTGAGCATCCTGAAAAAGAAGCTATTATACATTATCTTGACCAAGCTATGTTTCAAGATGCTACGTTTAGTAACTTTAGTACTTTCTTACCTAATGGTTTAAATACTAGAAGTCGTAGTTCGGAAGATAATTCCTTTAATCCTAAAGGAAATATTACTTTGTTTCATGCTTGTTGGAATACATTTAGTAAGCACTATATTCTACATTATTACGACGAATTTGGTGCAGCAAGAGAAATGTTTGTTAATGATGTGTATAAACTTGACAAAGCTAACGGAGATATTAAACTAGAGGAACTTCTAGTTCGTGAGTGGCATGAGGTTTACCGTATTGATAATAAGTTTTATCTTGCAGGTACACAAGGTGCGGTGCAACGACATAAGATTAATAATCTTGCAAGTTGTAAACTTCCTTATAATGGTACTATGTATGGATATAGACAATCGCAGTTGGATTCAAAGGTCAAGCAATTGATTCCATTTCAAGTGTTGTATAACATTATGCACTACAGATGGGAGTTGTTGATGGCAAAGAACAAAGAGAAGATTATGGCGTTGCCGCTTGGTATGATACCAAATGGTAAAGGATGGGATGCCGATAAGTTCTTCTATTATATGGAAGCTCTTGGCTTTATGGTTTATGACGAAACTGCACAAAATGCAATGGCTTTTATTCAAGGTATTAAATCCATTGATATGTCAATGGGTAGTGCACTTGAAAGTCATTGGCGTAACATGGAAGCTATCAAACAGGAAGCATGGGATTTGGTAAATCATAATAGACAGCAGGCTGGAGAGGTTTATGCAAGCGATGGTAAAGGTACAACAGAAGCTGCTATCGGACAAAGTGAGAATGGTAGTGCGCCAATGTTTTTTCAACTTGATAAACTACTTGAACGGGACTATCAAGGTTTATTGGATTGCAGCAAGCCTGCTTATTCTACTGGCAAAAAAGGTTACTATATTAATTCAGAGGGTAAAACCGCATGGTTTGATTTATCTAAAGAAGAAGATATTATTGACTTTTGTGAAGCAGACTTTAATGTCTTTGCTAAGAATAGTGCTGAGGAACAAGAGAAGAGAGATAAAGCTGAAAGTCTTGTACTTACTATGGGGCAAAATGGTTTACCAGCTGATGCAATGATTGAAGTATTTGATGCTAATAACATGGCTTCTCTAAAAGCTCTTATCAAGAAAGGAATGGCTGCTGAAAGAGAGTTTCAACAAAGTCTTGAAGCACAAAAAGCTGAAACTGTTAAAGCACAGACTGATGCACTTACTGCAATACAAGATGGTAAAAATGCTACTGCAATTGAGGTTGCAAAGATTAGTGCAAATGCAAAAATACAACAAGCAGGAATTAGTGCAGAAGCTTCTAAGGAAATAGATACGTTAGATAGTCTAATGGAAGATACGGCAAATATGGACGCAACTGCTAACATTCAAAATGCACAAAGTAATTTAGCAAAGCGTGAAACTAATGCTTCTAAGAATGTTGCACAAGAACAGAATATGCAACTTGCTAGAGAGAAGAACTCTACTGCTTTGCAAGTTGCTAAAGAAAATAAAAATAAATACGACAAATAATTTCTTTAAACAATTAATTTAATAAATGTTATGGCACAAGAAGATGAAAATAAGGACATCAGTGGTTCACCGTTTGATTTGGGAACAGTTCAGAACTTGAAATTTGAAGATGGTATTCCTTCTGTTGAAAACCCTGATGTACCTACTGACAGTAAGCCAGTAGAAAAGGAGGGCGAGAAAGCAATCGAAACTAAAGAAATTCCTGCTGCAAAAGAAGATGCAAAAGTTGAAGATGACAATCTTTCAATTAATGAAGCTGGACAACTTGTAAATGGAAAAGGAGAAGTAGTTGCAGAGAAAGAAAAGTTTACTGTTAAAAAAGATGCCGAAGGTAAAGACTATGTAGAACTTGTTGAACCTAGTGATGCAGAGATTCTTTATAATACAATCAAAGATGAATTTGGTATTGAATTAACAGATGCACAAGGTAAACCAATGGTGTATGAGAATACACATAAAGGTATTGCTGCAATGATTGCTGATGCAGCATCTCAAATAGCAGTACAAAGAGAAGATACAACGTATCAGGCTTACCCTCAAGCAAAAGCATTTCTTGAACATTTGATGGCAGGAAAAGATGCACAATCTTTCTTAGAAGTTCCTACAACTTATCGTCAAATTGAAATACCAAAAGAAACTGACGATAACAAAGCGCAGTTAGGGGGTTTATACAAGGATTTGATTGTAAGCGAGTTTCGCAGTAGATATAACTATAATACCTTAGACAAAAATCAAAAGGCTGCTGTTGATAAACAGGCAAATGATTGGTACAATTATAAGAAAAGTACTGGTACAGAACGTGATGGAGCTATTGACGCTCAAAAAATGTTAGTAGCTACTGAAGTTCAAATGGAGCAACGTAGAGATATGGAGAACAGACAAATCATTGAGCAACGTAAAGCAGAGAACATTCAGTATTGGGAAGGTGTAAAAAGACAAGTTGTTACAGAAGGTAAAATTGGTAATTTGCAAATTCCTGCTACACAACGTCAAGCATTTTTTGACTACATTAGTAAACCTGTTGATAAATACGGCAATACTCAAGAAGTTCTTGATGCTAGTATGGGAACACAGGAAGCAAATGAATTGAACTTGCAGTTAGCGTTGATGCGTTTTAAGAAGTTTGATGTTAGTGAAATTGCTAAAATGGTAGCTG